AGTGTATGGTGCTTGACCAGCTGAGAATCTCTTCCATCCGTTGTAATCCCATCTTAGTTGCCATGCTGCACCTTTTCTAAGGTCTTTCAAGATTTCTCTATCAATTTCAGCTGCAACCTCTTCAGATAATAAAGCTGTTAATTCAGCTTCAGCATCGATGTTGTGGAATGCACTAACGTCTTGTGCCAATTCTGGAGACCACTGAGCTCTTAATTTTCTTTCAGTAACTGAAACCGTAACGGCTTCAAGGTCGAAAGAAACTTCAGCAAGTTCAGTTTCGAATTCCAGGTCTTGGTAAATTCTCCAATTCGCACTAAACGTTGGGCCTTCGCCCTCTCCCATACCTATCAATGCTCCCATATAACCATCAACTGAGTTACAGTCGATACAAGCTGGACATGTCAAATCTGCCTCAACCCAAATTTTGCCATTCGAGTCACATATGTCATGATAAGAACCACCTGGGAACAGAGTAGAAGTAGTTGTACCATATTCTACAATACCTGAACCATATTTCTGAGTAACAACTCTAAATGGTATCTTAGTGGCTGTTGTGAGGTGAGTTGCCCCTGTATCCGCACAACATGCGAGGGCTATATCAGAGGTAATTTCAAATGATGCTAAAAACTCTTCAGTATCCATTTCGTTACCAGAAGGTCCGATTAGTTTACCAGCTCCTGCGTTATTGAATCCACTTACTTGAAGAATTACACTTCTAACACCACCATTAGTACAACCTGTGTAAGGCACCAATGCTGTCATTACAGGTGTTCCTGATACAAATCCGGTCCCACCAGAATTCCACACGACAGGTTCCGCAGTTCTAGTTACAGCAGAATAAGCTCCTTTTGAACGGTCAAACAAACCTTCTCTACCATTCTCATAGAATGCATCGTAAAGGTTTACTGGGTCAAACTGAGTTGGAGTATTTGTAAATCCACCACCGATTGGGTCGTAGTGTCCATGACCCGGGAATTGAGGGTCCCCAACAAGCCCAGTTCTTCTTTCTGAAATTTTAGGTACAAAGTAGAACAATTTACCAATTGGTAAGTTCATAGCTTGTACAGAAACGATATCGTTTGCCAATAATTTAGAGAATACTCTCCTAATGATTGGGAAAACAACTGTTTCGAACGAACCTGAAGCGTCAGATGACGTAGCCTCGTTTATTAAGTGTGTTGCTTGATTTTCGTATAATTGAGCTACGTTTTCTTTTGTATGCCCATTTAATCCGTTAAGGAACCCAAGCTTGTTCCATTTTCCAATAGTATCTTCGCGGATAACTTTAAGGTGTTTTAACCCAATGTTTCCGACCATACCAGACTCTAATAATGCTCCCATTTTTATATTTTTTTTTTAGTTAGCGTTTATTTAATTATTATAACTTATTCATGATATCTCGCATCCTAGTGATTTGAGGGCTTTCATAAGTTTTGTTTTCAATCAAATTGACTGAAGAACCACCAGAAGGTGTTTTTGTGATGGTTTTCTGAACCGACTCATTTAATTTACTAACTTTAGAATTCAATTCTGTAGTTAACGAACTAAACAAGTTTTTACTTTCATTCAAAGTTGTGACACCATCAAAACGTCTAAGGATGTTAACCTTCTCTTTTTTAGTTGTGGTATGTTCCGTAAATAATTTAGTAGAGTACGCTAAATTAGCGTTAAATACTGCTACTTCATTTAATTTATTTCTAAATACCTTAAGAGCTTGTCTATATTCCTTATTTTTATCTCTGAATTGTTTATTCTCTGTCTGTAGTTTTTTCGCTGTAGTGATGATTTTATTAACCGTGTTTCGGGTTGACTCATTCATAGGGAATTCTAAATTTCTATTGTTAGTAATAGCTTTTCTTAGACCCCTACCTTTTTTTGAACCAAAACCATAAGTTCTTGAAGCTTCACCCATCTCTTCATCAGAGTGTTTACCTTCATGTGTTTCATAGTCTAGTCCTGAATGGGTGTGAGAACGGTCACCTTTATTTCCTCCGAACTTTTGTTCGTAGTCTTTGTAACGACCACCTTTTCCATATTTTCCACCACCTACATCACCACTTTTAGTGTCGTGACCTGCAGTATTTAGATGTCTATGGTAATCATCTTCGTTTCCACCCCAGTGAGCTTCTTCCATGTCGTCATCCATTTCCTGTAATTCTTCAATGACTTCTTCTTCATCTTCTAATGAGATTTCATACATTGGTTCATCTAAGTCTAATTCAGACATTTCTTTTAATTCATCATCATCAACGTAACTTTCGTCCGTCGAATCTTCTTTATCATAATCTTCTGTAATTAAAAGATTATTCCTAAGTTTGCTCTCTGCTAACTCAATCTTATACTCAGTTCCAGTTTCCTGGTCCTCAATATCAATTGTGTCCCCATCTTGTGTAACAACGATTCCGTCTTCAGCTCCCATGGATTTGAAAACTTTTAATATCTCATCGTCAGATGCTTGTGTTAGGTCGAGTGCTGGTCCATCCGTATCCAATTCAATTCCCATGGATACCATTGCGTCTGTTTCATCAGGAGCTAAAAACTCCTCTTCTTCTTGGTCTTCATATTCTTCGTCATCGTCATCATCTATAAAATCGAGAGAGACCTCTTCCTCGTCGGTATCGACTAAGTCATCCTCTTCCTCTTCATTCAATGATTCTCTAACTAACTCCTCAATTTCTTGCTTCATGGTTGCTGCAAGTATTTCCTTTGCATTAGATTTAACAGCTTCTTCTAACTGTTGTGCCTCTAGTAGGGCTTCTTCTAAGACTGATTTATTATCTGCCATATCTTTTTTATTAAGCGCTTTTTAAAGTTTTATTTGTTTTATAAATATTAGCAATAATGGAAAAACCCCTAATGCACATATAAATAACCCATAAAATATTTTTTTTTAATAACCCGATAAAAAGGTATCTAACTTATCCATTAATTTTAATGACCCACTTAGTGCTTGACTTGTCACTTCTTCTTGTGATGTATCATAATTTAAAGATTCGTCATAAAGTTCTTTATCTTCCGCGTTTTTAAAGAGGTAGGCTCCAGGTGTTGATGGCGAGGATACCAAATCAAAACATATTAATTCGAAGTCATCTTGCACCATATTTTTACCACCTTCTCGCTCAAGGGAACCCACACCTCTAGATGAAATACCTAAAGTTACGTCGTGTCTTAATAAATTTGCAGCGATATCCCCCACACAAGATATCACACCGGTTTTGTGATATGCGGGAGAAGTGAGAATTTCCAATTTACCCATTAGTACGTTACCTTCCCACCAAGTTTCTAAAACCCTATGGGAGCTTCGTTCTAAATCTACTAATGACGATTCTGGATGATTAAGTTCAGATAAAGCACTTCCTTTTTCTATTAACTTCTGATAGTTAACCACTTCTCTTTTTAAGATTTTTTCTGGGTACACCCTACCATTTCTATTTTCTACACCACTTTTTTGTAATATGGCATGAAAAATGATAGGCCCTTCTTGGATGGACCTATCTGTCATTTCTTTAATGACTTTTTTGTTACTATTATTTTTGGGGGAGATGTGACCTGCGTCGTACTCTATTAGTATCCCAGTACCTACCTTCCCTGGCCTTAATATTTCCATTATTACTTTTAACTATAAATAGTTAAGTAGTAATAAAACTCGTTTTTTAGTTTTTAGTCTTGTAAAAATTAAAGTAGGGGGAAAGTTTAAAACTATCGGTTATAACATTACTTAATAAGTTTTCTACCGCGTTTTTAATGTTAGGAGATTTAATTGCCTCTTCTTTATTAAGGAATAATGTTATTTCACAATTCATGTAACTTCTTTTATTTAACCTTATACCACTAGTTCTAATATCTAAATCTACAATTTGTTTCTGTTTTAAGAACAGATTATTCATGTTTGTAGAATTGACGTGGGAAGAGATACTTTTTTTTAAGGTACCTACTGCTCGGTCCCAGTTTGGACACTCCTTTAAGGGTAAAAACCAAGAGGAGATGTTAACATATACCGACTTAGGTTTTTTATAGTCTACACTACCATAATAGGTGGTAAAGTCTTTGTTTAAATTTAATTTAAATTGTTTTCCTGTTTTCATATATAAAATATTATTATAATTAAATATAACAGCATTTTATTTTATTGTCAAAGATAAGTTTATAGTTCCTCATCTTCATCACCATACTCATATTCGTGAGTAATTGTGGTATGTGATAGTGAGGAATCCTCAACAGGAGGGTCTTTTTTGGCCGCAAAATTTTCAGATGCGGTGAATCCTAACCCAGCCATAACAATCCATTGTAAAGATTCGAACAAAGAATCTTTAATTTCAAAACCCCAAAATAGGTTGGCGGTATAACCTATTAACATGAATAATAAACATATGAAAGTTACAAATCTCTTACTTGAGACTTTGCCTTCAGCACTTAACATGTTTTTTATAAAATTCATTTTAACGTTTTTTGTTTTGTACAACTCTACTACCAGAACTAGGTTTAGTACTTAAACTACGAGATTGTGTTGGTTTATTACTTGGTCGGTAGCTCGGTCGGTTTGACGTATTCACTCTAGGCCTAACACTTCTAATCTGAGGACTAGCATTTCGAGTATTCGTTCGTTGTACTGGTCTACTTATTTGAGGTTTGGCTCTATTGACAGGTCTATTATAACTAGGTGGTTTTTTATTTGTGCCCACATTATTTGATACTCTAGGGTTGGTCGTAGTAGTTTTGGTTGTTATTTTTCTTTGTCCCCTAATTACTGGTCGTTCGTTTTTAATGGGGGATTGTACGTACCTACCACTAACCCTTACTTGGTTAGGGTTATATATTGTACCAACCTTTGCGTAACAAGTACGGGAATTTCTCACATAAGGTCTGTAGTAGGCGTAACGAACTGGTCTATAGAACTGTCGATATGGTACCACACTAACCAAACAAAGTGACATTGTTGGGCGGGCAAACGCGACATAGAATGGTCGATATACGAAGTATGGATTCCAGAAATTTATAAAACCAGTATGATAATCGTAGTACCCCCAACTATTGTAGAACACTCGTAACCCACCAACTCGGGACACCCTTAGATTTCTATAACTTATTGGTACATTACCAATTTGACTCACACGACCATAGTAATCATAATATATTGGGACGTTTTCGACTTGGATGACGGACCCGAAGTAATCATACTGTACATAAGGGTTATAATTATACCCAGAATTAAAGGTTGTGTGACCATAACCCACGGTATTAATGCCGTTAAGACTGTTAATGTAAAAATCAAACTCTCCGTCAGGATATACTGAGAACGTAACACCCATTTCGTCAAACACAAAGGCATCTGCGTAACTATTAATTCTATGATGTCCGTAACCATGTGCTATAGATTGTAATACAAACCCTAAAATGAGGGATATAAGTAATATTAGCTTTTTCATGATTTCTGGTTTTTTATAAAATTCGTTTTAAAGTGTCTTATTTAACTCTTTTATTTTATATAAAGAAACTTTATTCTTTTTACTTTCAACAATCTTGTCTTTAGTGTCCTTTAGCTTACTAAGTAAATTACTATCTTTAGTTTCCTTTATTAGAGTATCTAATTTGTTAGAGACCTCCTCAACTAGAGAATCTATTTCATTTTCTATCTTGTTGGTGTCCGTACCCATTAGACTTTTAAATTTAGTCTTATCATCTTCTGTAAGGTTTCCATACTTTTTATTAAAGTTTTTAGCGGATAAATTTATCAATAAGGAATTAGGTATCTTACTTTCACATACGAAGGTAGATGACTTAGACTGTAATTTTTTTACTATTAAATTTTTAGCTTCTATTCTTTTTTCAATATCTAGAGCATTTTCATTAAAAACTAACGTGTCTATACTTTCATATAAAGGATTGGTTTTTTCTCCAACGTAACTTTTATATTCATTAATAGAAGTATTAACTGTTTTTAAGTTTACCTTACTTTTTTTGGATTGTAAAGTTTTGATAGACTCGTTTAGATATTCTTCAGCGTCTTTTTTAGTGTCGAAAGACTTGGTTTCTAGTTGTGAGTATAAAACAAAAAACTCTCTGTTAGTTTGATTATTCTTAAGCCCCTCCATTAAGTCGTGGAAAGCTTTCTTAAACTTAGGTTTTTTTGAGAAGGTATTGACTAAGATACTGTCTATTCTATTTTTTGTTTTTCCGAACATAGTGCTATTTAACAATAAATATCTACTCACCCAATAAACTATCTACCTTTTTGGTCACCTCATCGATTTTATCTTTACCTCGAGATAAATTAACGTCGAAATTATTATTATCAACTGACTCTAATATGAGAGGTAATGTAGATTTATCTATAGAGGCTAATTCTAATGTTTCTCCACCTGTTCCTTCATCACCTAGGTTATCTGGTGGAGTTTCTTGCATACCACCCTCCAGTCCCGTATTAGATGGAGACTCAACCTCACCACCCGCGGCCGCTTCTTCAGCACCTCCATCATCTGGTTCCATTTCACCATATAATTTATCTATATTAGAGAATATTCCAGTATTTTTGATAATAGTTGCGGTTTGGTTTAACTCTTCACCTACGGCTTTTTCTATACGTTGTTGTTGTAAGTCTAATTTAATCTCCTCATCAGAAAAACCAAGAATGTGTTTTTTACCCCAAGTAGATGAGACCGCTTGGATTCCTGACCCTGGGTCAGTAACAGCATCTTTATAGAGTGTAATCTTTTCTTTCCATTGTTCTATTTTTAATAGTTCGGATTGTGTAGATGGGTTAGTCAATCCTAAAGTAAAGTTACCCAACTCCTCCTCGAACCCTAACATGTATAAATGGATAATAGCTATTTTATTAAGTTCTTGAACCATAGACTTTTGAATTCTATTAATCATTCGTGCAAACCTAATATCTTGAATAGCTAAGTTTTTACCCTCTCCCACCACATCCTCAAATCCTAAAAAGGCTTTAGGTATTCGTAACGCTGCAAGTAATTTCTTCTGAATATATTCAATATCCGCAATTTCTGCTAGATTAGTAGCACCAGGTAAAGTATCTATGGGGTTTGGTGCGTTTAAATCCCTAACTGGAATAAAGAAATCTTGGTCAACAGCCATTTGATTATAACGTAAGTCTACATTACCCGTGTCTTTATCTACAATAGGGTCCCTCTTAAATTTATTAGCTACTCTTTGTACATAAGCTTCCACATCTTGGTCTTCCATGTTACCAACATAAACTTTAAACACCCTACGTTCAGGAGCTCTAGAAGTTCTGTAGATTAACATCGCGTCCTCAGCAAGTAGTAATTGTTTCCATATTCTTCTAGACTTCTCTAACATAGAAGTACCGTACGGTAACCTTCTATCGTCTGCTAACAACCTAAAATGGGCAACTTCCCAAGTGTTAAACTCCATATTCTTATTTTTCCATATGAATTTAACTTCTCTCTCCTCTTTGTCACCAGTCCTAGTTTCGTAAGTATGCATACCCTTCTCGATACGTTCTATTTCGATGTTAGGTAACTGGCTTGCTCCTACAATTCCTTTTTCTGGGTCAATTTTGAGGTAAACAAAATTATCACCATATTTACACGTATTCCTTACCCACATAGGTAAGTTAGACTCAATATCTAAAACATTGTTGAATAAATCTCCGAGTATAGCTTTTATTCTTTTTGATTCCGAATAAATGTTTAACATAAAACCTCTTTCTGAGATGGTACAAGCTTCTTCCGCAACAATATCTAACGCTGCTGATATTTCAGGTGTGAACTCCATAGATTCGTAGTCGTAATAAGACGCTAATCTTGTTGGTTCATAATAAACCGCTTGTGAGTATAGTTGGGACTCTATTTTTTGCCACTGATTCGCTAGATATTGACCTTGTTGTAATTCTAATTTTGTCCTATCGTAGTCTACTTTAGATGTAGTTTTTAATATATCCTTTTTATCAAAACTATATGTACGTTTAGGTGCTGAAGGACCTTCGGCCCCGAAAAGGTTATTTAACCTTTGAAAAATTGTCATTCTATTTTGTTCTGCCATAGCTATATAATTTTACACTTATTTTTGGTCTAGTAAACAGTTAAATGACATAATCACACTCTACATACGCAGCAACTGTAGGTACCCCGGTCTTATCTTTACAACTACCACCATTAACATATGTGACACAATTGTCTACTATTAAATTGTCACAAGTTTCACAGCACTCAACAGGTTTAGGTCCAACTGATAAAACATTACTATTTTTAACTATAAAGTCTGGTGGGGTAGGACTCCAAGAGTATACTGTAGTGCCAAGAACCTGCCTTAATTGTTTACCACTTTTATATCTCCCTATAGAACCAAACCCAGGTTTTTTAATTATTGCCATTTTATTTTTTTATTTTAGTCCGGTATACATCCATAAATAGTCCTTAGGGTTATTAGAAAATGGTGGTAATGGGTTACTTGACGCTCTACCTGGTTTAAAAACAGGTTCACTTCTTGTGGTGTTAAATTTTCGTTCATCGGTAACCCATGCGTCTAACATAGCTTTTGCTTGTTCGACATTCTTCTTTAGTAGGGTGAAGGAAGTTTGTGCGACATACAATGACATAGCCAAAGACATTATTAAGTCGTCATGGTATCCTTTCATATGGTCAGGTCTCCCATTTATATAGACAAAAGTTTTTAATTCGTTCATTAATCTTTGGGACCGTATCTTAAATCCTGTCCTCACCTGTTCCTCCAAAGCTTGGACTATTTGAGACCTTTTACTATTAAAATTAATTCCTGGGGTTTTGGTATCAGGATTAAACTTCCACATTTCATCAGACTTAACGCCATCGTAATAAAAATCTTTATATCCCAACTCCAACATTTTTCTGGAAGTAGCTACACCCATACCTCCCGTTATGTCTATAACGACAAAACAATTATATTTTTTTGCCCATTTATTTGCCAAATCTGCCACAATGTCTGGCGGAATCTTACCTAGATATTCTACTACTTCTTCTCTATCATCGAAATCTACAATAACAAACCCACTGGAATCTTCACTATCTCCTCTAGAAACATCAACCCCCATAATATATTTATGGCCAGGAACTGGTTCTTTCCAAACCCAAAGACCATTACCCACCCACTTTTCAGTAGGTTCACAAACATGTTCTTGTAATTGGTCCATGGTAGCGTTATTGATGACATTGTCTCCAGAACCGAGAAAAGCACACTCTAACTCCTGTGAAATTCTTCTCCTATCGAACTTTAATTTTTTACACATTGACTCAAACCAGTCCGAAAAAGGTTTATATCCTTTATCTTGGTATAATTGATAATCTTCTGGGGGTACGTTAGAAATAATATCTTCACGTTTATATTCGTCCCTATTTAAAAGAAAATGAACAATGTCTTTAGTTTTTATCCACCTTAAATCTTGTGTAAAACGAGGGTCGTAATACCAACTTAAGTAACTTACTTTAAAGTTATTTAGGCCTCTAATTGATTGGTCAAACACTTCATAATAGATTTGGTCGAACCCATTAGGTGTCGATATTACTATTACTTTGCCCCCTGTGGCTAAAGATGCCATACAAGCTGCCCATAGGTTACTACCAGATTCAATATAAGCCGCCTCATCAAAAACTAATATCGTTGGGGTGTACCCTCTTAGTGCGTCTACCGAAGTCGCTACCGCTTTCACTTCAGACCCGTTATTTAATTTATAGTGTTTTTGTGAATTTTTATCCTTATCAAACCCAACATTAATCCAATCAGGCCATTGTCTTAAAAATCCCTTTATTTTATTAGCCATTTCTGTCGCGGTGTCTAATTTATTAGCCAATATCAGAATTTTTTCAGGAGATTCTTTGGAAGCAAATTGGAGTTTCTTAGATATCCAACCAGAAGTAACCGTAGATACTCCAGCCTGTCTGTACTTGAGGACTATATTATCGTCATGGTCCTCGAAATCTTTAACCATTGCCTTTTGTTCAGGAAATAATTCAAAAGGGACGTGTTTTTTTTTAGTATTATCGTATGCTTGTAAATAAGTTTTAAGTGCGTACGGTGTATCACCATGACACTTAACATATTCTTGCATGAGTTCTTGTTTAGTCATTCCCATACTGATAAATAGTTGATTGGGTCTTTATTAAGACTTAGACTGTTTTCTGAGATGTTCCAACTCACCTTTGGTTAGTGAAGACATTCCACTTCTACCAATTTTGTCTAGTATATCATCAACATTGTACTCTTGCTCTTTATTGGGGTTCGGGATGTCTAACGTACCTAGTACGTCTCCTCTGTCTGAATCAGTAACTGTGGTTACGTCCTCATCCTCATCATTCCCAAAATCAGATATAGAATCTTCGTAATCTTCTTGATTTAAATCCGATATAATGTTTTTTACTATTTTTTCTAGTTCTTCTTTACCACTATCACCACCACTTAGAATTTTTTTAGCTAACGCGAATAGTTCTTTAGCTTCCATATTAGCAAATTCACTGAAAAGATAATTCTGAACCACTCTTTTATCGTCTTGCAATAAATCGTGAGGGTACGACTCTCTAAACTTTTCCCAAATAACTGGACCCAACCTCAAATCCCAAATTTCAGCTACTAAAGTATCTTCAGAATCTATAACTCTTTGAGCCATTCCAGGGTCGTCAGGTAAACCTTGCGTCGCTAGTACTTCCATCACACCTTTTATTAATTCGTGAACTAAAACGGGAAATGTAATTCCAACCGCTTTAACTGTAGGTGGGTCCGTATCTGGGTCAATCTCTTCTTTTCCTGCCATACTTTGCCCACTTTGTGCCATCATCATAGTTGTTTGGTCGGGCATAATCCAATAAACCAAATCATTAATAGACATCATCACACCGTACAAATTAATTAATTCAGGACTAATACTGTTAAGTTCTTCCTCAACTAAGTGGAACATGTAATGACCTTTTTTAGAAGCCCCTTGTATTAATTGATTTAAAAATCGTCTTTTTTGTTTCTCTAAGTCAAACTCTTCGAATTCCTCCATAGCCTCTTCTTCAGAGTCCATTTGTTGTTCTGGTGTTTGTTGTTCTTGGGATTGTCCCTGCATTCCTTCCATATCTACTTCTCCCATTCCAACAATTTTAGCGTCAAATTGTAAAGCGTCTGGTGGAATAGCCATCTCTTCCCTAACTATTTTAACAGCAAGTTCCTCCAACTGTTCTTTGTGTTGTGACTCTAATTCTAATATTTTTCGTGTTGACGACATCAACATTTGTTGTAATTGCATGAACGACTGAGGGGTTACGTTCCTTAACCCAGTATAATTTTTAACTTTATCGACCACCGACTTAAATCTTTCGGAAGCTACTAACTCTTCAAAGTTATCGGGTACCCCTTCTGGTGGTACAGAGGGGTAAGCTTTTGAACCAGCTCCTGGGAAATCTCCAGACTCGACCTTCCCTTGTAGGCTGGGGTCCATTCTCTCTGGTCTATCACCATAATCAATAGGTGCTTCGAATAGTTGTTTGTTGAATTGTTTTAATACTTTTTTACTTTTCATCTGTTCTCGCTTTTGGTCTTGGTTTAGGACCTGGTTTAGGTTTAAATGGGTTTCTTCTTCCCGGTTTACTAGGTGAAGGTGTTTTAGTCGGAGCTGGTTTAGTTGCTGGTAACGGTGAGTTAACAAATAAACTATCAAAGTCTAACCAAGATGGTAATTCATATTTAGCATCTTCAACATCATTATCTATAACCTCAACATCCTGTGTTTCTACAGCAATTTCATTTAATGTTTGTAAAAGTTGTCCTTTTGTCATATAAGGTCTTTCATATTTTTCTACCAAACCTAATAACCATTCTTCCGTCATTCTCTCTTCTTTTTTCTCTGTAGGTAAGTTTTCTGGGTTCGGTGTGTCAGTATAATCTTTTATAGATTTTAAAGACATACCTTTAGCTGCTTTAAGAACTGCATTATTGTTTCTACCATCACCACAATCTTTATAGTTACTCTTCTTACAAGTGTCTACTAATTGATAAAAATTGTATTGTTTTTGTGATACAGCAATTTCCATTAACTCTTTCTTTGTCATGTAAGTTTCAGGAATATCCATACCATCATTTGCGTTATCACTATTATCTGGTCCTTTCTGTGGTGCGTCTTGGTCTGTATCCATTCCAGCAACATCTTTTTGTACGTGCACCAATTCATCTTCTGAATCTTCATGTAAACCACTACTATGTCCTCTTGGTCCGTCTGATTGATGTCCTTTAGATACTGGATTTATAAAAGAGTAGTTTGGTTCTGGTGCAAATTCATTTAATTCACCCGCAAAACCTTCCTCGTCCCATCCATTACCACTATAAGAATCTGAGGGTCCCTCTGAATCAAAACCTTCAGCGTCTGGATTATGAAATGATGGTGTGTCTAAATATTTTGCATTTCCACTATACTGTCCTTCGTCTTGGTCAGTACCTGTTCCAATTAATGTTCCTTTATTGTCTGTAGAATAATAAGAGTCCATAGGTCCTTGGGACGTATGGAATCCTCCACCATCTGGATTGTAAAAAGAAGTAGCATCAAAATCTCCCGCTCCCATATCCATTATTACCTCCTCTAACTCTTCTTTTTCTAAAACCTCAACCTCCTTGTCTCCCTTTCTATATTTTTGAATGGGTGTATTGGTGGGTGTTAATTCTTGGTCCTCATTCATTTCAGTTACTTTTGCAGTATCACCAGTAGTGTCTATATCTACATTTTCAGCGTCATCCACATCTGTTGTAACTTTATTTATAAATGATTCTTTTTGTCCAGGATTGTTTAAATCATAATCATAAGTACGTGAATCTGTTACAGTTTGTTCATTTAAAACTCTTTTTCTAAGAGCGTATAGTTGTTTGTTATTGAACTTTAAAAGTGTATCAATACTAAAACCTTCTTTCACTAGTTTGGATAAGGTATCTATTTTACTAAATTTTTTCATGTTTTTCTGTTTCATTTGAGGTTAAAATTAAATCTCTTGAATATAGTTTATCTGTAACAGATTCCATAGTTTCTCCAAACCTAAATACCAACCTAGTATCTTTTATATGTTCGTCTTCATTTTCATTATATTTTTCCCACCCTAAGGCAATAACCTCATCAATAGCATCACTAAATGAAAAGTAGTCTGAGTTTTGGACCAACTCAAATTCTAGACCTTCTTTTGAAAGTGTTCCCACTTTATCTATATACTCAATATCGGGTGGTAAGGGTTTTCCGAGTGCTGGGATTGAATCCCAGTCTGGCCCCCACATGTCTACGAGTTCAGAAGAAAAGATGAATTCGTATACGTAATTACCTCTGAAATTAGAACCTAATCCATTGATGTATACTAACTTCATTTTTAAATTACTTTTCCTGTTGTCGTTATCTCTACTAAATTTTTATTTTCTTTAAAAACTAACCCTCCCCTTTTGTTCTTACCTATAAAGTTAAAGGTTGCGTTTTCTTTTAAAAATTGTTTAGTTTTTATTTCTTGTTCATAAGAACTAAAATAAGTTTCTATAAGTCTTTTTAATTTTATTTGTTTAACACTTTCGTTTAGAAAGTTCTGATTCATCTTTTTTAAAGACTTTAATTTTTTTAATTCTTGAATTCTTTTATTCTTCTTTTCTTCTGGTGTTAACTTAAAATATTTAGAAAGTGTTCTATTTACTTTACTTTCGTTAAAAATATCTGCAACAGCCTTAATCGCGTCCGTATTCTCTGGTTCACCAGCAAAATTTAATGTGTCTTCCTCATCTAATTCCACGCCCTCTATAACCTCCTCCCATTCTTGGGTTTCTTCATTAAAAACTCTATCT